ACACGCCCATGCAAAGTCACAGGCAAGAAAGCAATGGTCTGGGCAGCAGCATGACTCTTGATCACGATCAGTGTGTTGATGTCATCAAAAAGTATAACGCTCATGTTCCAGCCTGGTCTATTGCTGCGACTATGGGAATTACCAGACACGACATCAGGGCTATACGCTACTGCAAAAAGAATCATCTTCCACTGACTGACTACAAGTTTGCGATAAGTGACCCAGAATATAAGTTCGGGCCTCTCAGTGAGCGACCCTGCGCGTGGGATCTTCGACTGAGCATGAAGCTGGCACGATTGCCAATGTCTAAATGGGCCGAAGCACTATGAGCGAAGTTATTTTCAGCGTAGACAATAAAAACGTATCAGGAATGATTACGCAGATTGTCCAGATGATTAACAAAGGTTTATTTATTGGCCCAGTGGAAGTTGTTCTAAGACGGGCAGCTAGATCATTGAGTCAAAACAAAAAGCTTTGGCCCATGTTAAACGATGTGCAAAAACAGGTTGATTGGTATGGCGATAATCTCGACACCGATGATTGGAAAGTCATGTTCATGGCTAGCCTACATAAGCAGCGTTCTGTACCAGGCATCGATGGCGGCTTTGTTGGTCTCTCTAAGCGAAGTAGTCGGCTGAACAAAGAAGAGTTCTCGCAATTGATTGAGGTGATCTACGCTTTTGGTAGTGAGCGCAATATTGTTTGGGCAGAGCCATCATTACAAACGTATGACAAGTACAAGGAAGCCGCGTAATGGCAGCAATCAAACGCACACCAGCAGACAAGGCATTCTCTGATTGCATCAGGTCAGCAGCAGAGTGGACTTGTGAGCGATGCCACACCTATTACGAAGAAGGCCGAAGAATGGGTCTGCACTGTAGCCACTATCACGGCAGAGGCAAGTGGGGTATTCGATTCTGTGTGGAAAATGCCGAGGCTCTTTGCTATGGATGCCACCAATACTTGGGTGCTAACCCTAACCTCCACTCTGATCACAAATTAGAAATGTTAGGTGAGGGTGCTATCGACTTGCTTAGAGAAAAATCTAACGACACATCTCTGGGTAGGGCTGCAAAACGCGAAGTAAAAGACATTGCTAAACACTACAGGGCCGAATTTAAACGCATCTACGATCTCCGTAACGAAGGGGTTACTGGGAAAATCACTATTGAGAGTTGGAGTTGAGATGGCAGCAGCAAAAAGTACCGCAGTTAAGATCAAGGTTAAGCATTCGGGTAGGTATCCATTACCAGCTTATGCAACTGATGGTTCAGCAGCTATGGATCTTCATGCTGAGATAAGCAGAAGCCAACACATCATCCAAGGGGAGTCAGAACTAATACCAACAGGTTTATGGCTATCTATCCCGAAGGGGTATTGCGCTAAGATTTTTAGTCGAAGTGGCTTGGCTAACAAGAAAGGTTTAGGTGTGTCTTCTGGTGTAGGGGTTATCGACAGTGACTACCGAGGGCAAGTCTTTGTGTCGTTGATGAATTTTAGCGATGTCACGCGATACATTGAGCCTGGGGAGCGCATAGCGCAGATCATGGTAGAGAAGATAGAAACCATTGCCTGGCAATCTGTGGATAAGCTAGATGAGACAGACAGAGGCATAGGTGGGTTTGGGTCCAGTGGCGAAAAGACAGCCCCGTAATTTTCTCAGTGACAGGTACAACTGTTCCCAAGAAGAAATCATTACCCTTTTTTCATTACGGGGTTACACCATGCGAGAAACTGCCAAGGCATTGAATGTTAAATATGCAACGCTAAAAACCCAGGCGTGGGAATTAAACATTCACTTTGCACCAGACAAGCGTGTGAATAGATTGCCTAAAGAAATCAGTTATAACGGAAAGGTTTGGATGGTCAAGGATTTAGCAAAAGAACACAACATGAACTGGAAAACACTATCAGACCGACTTAGATACGGCTGGACAGCAGAAGAGGCTGTAACCACACCAGTAAGGGATGGTAACTGGACACATCGTGAGGGGACTGACAGAGAGCCTACGGGTACTGACATAACATCAATCTGGTTAAGGAAGGCGTGGAAACTATGACGATTGAAAACGTATATGGGCAAGATGTTGTTAACCAAGGGGCGTTGTATTTGACTCTCTTGGCTAAAGCAGTCATCAACATTGATGGAGGTAGGTCTAGGAACGAAGAAGACGACCTGTTGATCGCAGAGGCAATGGCATGGGTAGAGTCGTTCTCTAACTTTATCGATGAAGAAGACATGACTGAACACTAACGATTTTAAGTAGGGAAAAGAAAATGGCAGGCACTAAAGGCAACAGTGGTCGCAAGAAGGGTGTACCCAATAAGCGCACTCAGTCGGTCATCGATCAACTGGTTTCACTGGACTGCGATCCTATTGAAGGTATGGCTAGTATAGCTAGAAAGGCTATGGATGAGGGTGAGTTAATACTTGCAGGGTCCATGTACAAAGAGCTTGCCCAATATGTCGCACCAAAGCGTAAGTCTATTGAGGTTTCTGGTGAAATGGAGCTTGATGTGGTCCAAGACGTTATGGTCGGGTTTAGGGATGTGCCCCTTGATTGAGACTGAACTACCAGCAATATTTAAACCCTTTGCAACTAAGAAGCATCGATACCGAATAGCGCATGGTGGAAGGGGTAGTGGAAAGTCATGGGCCATAGCTCAACTTCTAATTATAGAAGCCTACAGCAAAAAGACTAGGATACTATGCGCCCGTGAGATTCAACGCTCAGTGGCTGACTCAGTCTTGCAGTTGCTTGCCGATACTATCACCCGACTAGGCATGGATGATTTCTTTGAAGTTCAAAAGACTCAGATACTAGGTAAGAATGGTTCACGCTTTATCTTTGAGGGTTTGCGGTCCAACGTCAATAAGATTAAGTCTATGGAAGGTATTGATCGCGTATGGTGCGAAGAGGCCGAGGGCATTACCCGTGGCTCATGGGAAACTCTTATTCCAACAATCCGTAAAGAAGGGTCAGAGATTTGGGTCAGTTTTAACCCGATGCGCCAGCACGATGACACTTATCAGCGTTTTGTTATATCGCCACCGCCCGATTCAATCGTGGTCGAGTGTAATTGGAGCGACAATCCCTGGTTCCCGATTGAGTTAAACAAAGAACGACTTCACCTATTAGAGACTGATCCTGACCTATACCAACACATTTGGATGGGACAGTGCATGACCGCTCACAAGGGGGCTTACTATGCCGAGCAAATGAGGCAAGCCAAGACTGAGGGTCGCATTACAAACGTCCCGTGGGAGCAGTCAATACCAGTTCAGACATGGTGGGATCTAGGAGTGGCTGACTCAACGTCAATATGGTTTACCCAATCGGTAGGCAAAGAGATCCGCGTCATCGATTACGAAGAGCATTCTGGGGAGGGGCTGGCATTCTATGTCAAGTTACTGCGTGAAAAACCATACATATATGACGAGCATTGGGGTCCACACGACATCAGAGTTAGAGAGCTAGGAACAGGTAGGTCTAGGCTAGAGCAGGCAGGAGAGATGGGCCTGCACTTTAACGTGGTAAAGAACATTCCCATTATGGATGGCATACAGGCAGCACGATCACTCTTTAACCGATGTTGGTTTGATGAGCAGAAGTGTCGATTAGGATTAGATTGCCTAGCGACATATCACAAAGAGTATGACGAGATTAACCAGGTCTATAAGTCACGACCTGTTCACGACTTCTCAAGTCATGGTGCTGATGCCTGGCGTTACTTTGCCGTTGGCTGGAATGAGCCTCAAACATCCACTCCTTTAGTCATCAGTTCATTCTAATAACCGCGCAAAGTTAGTGCAACATTCGATTATATAAATTAGGGGTAGTGATAATGGCGTGGACACAAAAGACAAAAAGTAGTAGCTCTAAAACTCCTACGAGATCCAGAAACAATAAGCAAAAAGCTAGACGGGCAGCAGCAGCTACAGCAGCAGCTAGAGATGATAACCAGAACAATAACCAACGGGCTAACCTACCTAGTGAAGTAAATAATGTTCGGCCTGCGACTCCCATTAAGTCTACAGCAGTAACTACGCCAGTGGCCTCAGCTAATATTATTCAAACCCAAAATAGTGGGTCGGCCTCCTATAATTCTGGCCCTACTAAAGTTCCTAGCTATAGCCAAGGTGACGGGCAAATGAGTCCAGCTTTGGCAGCTAGACAGAACAATGCTAGTTCAAAAAAAGCGGCTACTAGCACCCCAATATCATTATCAACTGGTAGCACTAGCGGCAGTATCTTTGATATGTCTCGCATTAGTGGTATTGGCTCTACTCCAAAAATCAAGACAACAATGGGAACAGAGACATTGGGCTATCCATCCAATGATAATAACAATCAAGTTAACGCACTGTCTGGCACAAATCTGAGTGTTAATAACAACACTGTTGCGCCCGTAACAAACGATAAATACAACCAAGAATACTATGCCAAGTTAGTAGCCAATAATATGTCTACGGCAAACATTCTAGACATTCAAAAACAAGCTCCAGGCGGCAATGCTTATGGCGGCTCTACTATTGTGAGTGAAGATCAGAAAAGACGGGCTAACGATACGTTAAGTCGCGTTACGGGTTCGGACGCTGTGTTAGGTAATGGCGTGACTAGAAATTACACTCAGTCTGGTTTATTTGGCGAGAACATAAAGGGCGAGTTTAATTATAAAGACGGCACTAAGATTACAACTTTAGCCAATGACCCTGTAGTTCGTGGCACGTTTAATCCCAAGACAGGACGTATTGAAGGTGGCTTTCGGTTAGGTAGTAGGCAAGTTACTACATTTGCTGGCAATGGAAACTACACTGGGGCTACTGCTGGAACTGGCGCAAGCACAACAGGCGAATCATACGCAGTCAACACAATGTCAGGTGGTGAAGACGGGCTAGGTGGTGGTGCAAAAACTACAACTTTAACGGCAAAACAATCTGCAACTCTGACTGATGTAACCACTGGCAAAGTTAAGCTTAAAGACATTGTTGATGGAGCTACAATCATTGATGCAATAACAACTGTTGACGAAATTGACAAAGTAATTGCAGTTACAGAAGACCCTGACATTTTAAAATCATTGTACCAGCGCAGACTAAGCCTGATGCGTTTAGGCAGGACACGCACTCGTTTTGCTGGATTACTTGATGATCCTGACACTAAGAAATCACAGATGAGTATTGTTTAAATGTATGAAGACAATGACGATAAAAGCAAAAGCAAAACCATATCACCTACTGTTTCGCCTGTTTCGTTACTAAAGCGATATGACCGACTCAAAAGTGACCGAGTCAATTGGGATCAGATGTGGGAAGAGCTTGCTACTTATTTAATGCCAGGCAAGATTGACTTTATATCTAAGTCCAGCAAAGGCACAAAAAGAGCTTCTGAGGTCTATGACAGCACAGCTATACACGCGCTACAGATACTATCAGCATCGCTGCACGGGTCGCTTACAAGTCCATCCACTAAATGGTTCGGCCTACGCTTCCGTGAAGACGAACTGAACGAAGATAAAGACGCTAAAGATTGGCTAGAAAAGTGCAGTAAGGGAATATTCCAAGAGTTCGGAAAATCCAACTTCTCAACTGAAGTCGCAGAGGCTTATCAAGACCTAGCTGGCTTTGGTACTGCCGCTTTTATGTTTGATGTAAAAACTAAAGAGTCGCAGTTTGATGGCTTTAATTTTCGAGCGTGTCATTTAGCTGAAGTCGTTGTATCCGAAAGTGAAGAGGGCCACATTGATACTGTGTTCCGCAAGTTAAAGCTTACGGCTCGACAGGCACATCAGAAGTTTGGCGATAAGTGTGGCGAAAAGAGCATGAAAGCTCTGGAGACTGACCCAGACAAAGAGTTTGAGTACATACAAGCTGTGTTTCCCCGTGAGCTAAAAGGTGAGCCAGCATTAGTTGCTCCCCCTAATATGCGGCCTTTTGCTTGTTACTTCATAAGCGTTTCTGATAAGAAAATAGTTAAAGAGTCGGGCTATTACGAGCTTCCGTATATGGTCCCTCGTTGGGGCAAGACCACAGGTGATGTCTACGGATTTGGACCTGGCTGTGTCGCTCGACCAGATATTAAAACGCTAAATGAGGCTCGTAAACTAGCAATGAAAGCGTGGGAGAAATCAATTGATCCCCCACTTAAAGCCATGCAAAACGGCATCCTTGGCAAGATTGATATGCGGCCCAGTTCGGTGACATATGTCCGAGACATGAACGGATTGCAGCCTATTGTCAATCAAACTAACTGGAACGCTGATCAGTTAATGTTAAACGATGTCCGTGGCTCAGTGCGTAGAATCTTCTTTTCTGATCAGCTTGAGTTGAACGATGGCCCACAGATGACCGCAACCGAGGTTCAAGTTCGCTATGAATTGATGCAACGCCTATTAGGTCCAACCCTTGGTCGATTGCAATCAGAGTTCCTAAACCCAATTGTCGAGAGAGCATTTTATTCCATGTTGCGCGGCAATGCTCTACCGCCGATGCCCGAAGTATTACAACAAGCTGGAGGTGATTTAGATATTGAGTATGTCGGCCCATTAGCACGATCTCAGAAGATGGATGAGGTGACCTCTATCCAACGCGCAGTCGATGGGATTATGCAGCTGGCTAATGTTAATCCAGAAGTATTGGATCTTGTCGATGTCGATAAAGCAGGCCGTACCATTGCAGATAGACTTGGTGCGCCTGCTGACATTCTTAAGGGTGATGAGCAAGTGGGTCAGCTTAGACAGTCACGACAGCAGCAGCAACAGGCACAGGCTGAAATGGAGCAGGGCCAGCAGCAGATTGCAGGCGCACAACAGGTAGCTGATTTGGAGCAGACTGTAAATGGACCAGTTTAGTAAAGACATACGAGAATTATTCAACAGCAAAACAGGCGAAAGAATAATTTCTAATATGAAAGTGGCCTACGGGGATAGAATCTCGTTTACCAAGTGCCCGTATGAATCGGCCTATCGTGAAGGTCAGCGTTCTATTTACCTAGAAATCACGAATATTTTGGAGAAAGAAAATGAGTGAAGAAACAGAAGCAGCAACAGAGTCCTGGCACTCTGGTTTGTCAGAAGAATACCGAGGCAACGAATCGTTGTCGCAGATCCCTGACTTAAACACCCTAGCTAAGTCTTACCTTGATGCCCAGCAGTACGCTGGCGGTTCAATTCGCATACCAGGCGAAGACGCAAGCACAGACGATTGGACAGCGTTTAACGCCAAGCTTACCGATAAGGTTCCTACCCTATTAAACCTCTCCAGCGATGAGGACGAAGCTCGTAATGCGATGTATGCGCGACTAGGCCGTCCAGACACAAAAGAAGGTTACAAGGTTGATGGTGCTGATCCAGATTTCTTGGAGTGGGCACATGAAAACGGATTATCAACTGCACAAGTAAAAGCTTGGCATGAGAATACTCAAAGCCAATCGACTCAGGCTGACGAGCAAAACGATCAACAAATGCAAGATGCAAATGACTTACTCAAAAAAGAGTGGGGTCACGCTTACGATGCCAAGTTAGCTGCGGCAAAGAATGCTGTGATGGCCTATGCCGATGCTGAGACACAGCAGTTCTTGTTAGACAGTGGTCTAGCTAACAACCCTGGCATGATCCGACTGATGGCTGGTATAGGGTCCACCTTGACCGAAGAGCAGTCAGCAGGGCTTAACTCAAGTTCTCAATTTTCGTTATCACCAACTGAGGCTATGGACAGGATTGGCGAGGTTAGGCGTAACGCTGAACACCCGTACAATGTCGCCAGCCATCCACAGCACAGGGCTGAAATTGAAAAAATGGAACGCTTGTACACACAGGCATATCCAGAGTTAGATTAATTCTAATAACCGCACCAAAAAACACGATCATTTAACTCAACAGGGTAGCTAAACCTTAGTCCTGATGGGTTAGATGAGCCGTTTCTCATCTCGTTAACGCAAGCGTTATTGCCAGTTAAGAGTCCGCAAGGGTAGCTCAAAACGCCAATTTCAATTTGCCAATTTCGGAGATGAATATAATGGCTAATACAATCGCAAAATCGTTTGTCCAACAGTTCCAGGACAACCTTATACATTTAGCGCAACAGAAAGGTTCACGCCTACGCGCATCAGTAAACGAGCAGTCAGTCACAGGCGAGAAGTTTAACTTTGACCGATTGGGTGTGTCTGCCGCTATCGTTAAGTCAAGTCGTCACACCACTACACCTGTGTTGGAAGTTCCACACTCGCGTAGGGTCGCAACGATGACTGATTACCATTGGGCCGATTTGATCGATGACGAAGATAAAGTTCGTATGTTGATTAGCCCTGAGTCCCACTATGCCAAGTCTGGTGCTAACTCAATGGCTCGCGCATTCGATGATTTAATCATTGCTGCTGCCACTGGTAACGCTGTCGATGGTGACGGGTCTAACGTAGCTTTGCCTGCTGGTCAAAAGATCGCTCATGGTTCTGCTGGCTTAACTCTTGCTAAATTGATTTCTGCTAAAGAGATTCTTGATGGCAACGATGTTGATCCAGACGAAGAGCGTTTCTTTGTACTAGGCTCACAACAGGTTTCTAACTTGTTGAACACGACTGAGGTGAAATCTGCGGATTACAACTCTATCAAAGCTTTGGTACAAGGCGACATTGATACCTTCATGGGATTCAAGTTCTTGCGCTCAGAGCGTTTAAACCTAGCTTCTACCCAGCGTAAATGTTTCGCATTTACAAAAGGTGCGATGGGACTCGGCATTGGGAAGGATGTTTCTACCAAAATCGATCTGCGCCCTGATAAGTCTTACGCTCATCAGGTGTACTTGTCATTCGTAGCTGGCGCAACTCGCGTTCAAGACGAATGTGTTGTTGAGGTACTTTGTACTGAATCCTAAGTTCAGTATGTAGCAACCAAGGGGCTGAAATACGCCCCTTTTTTTTAATCAAGGAGTTGTCATGGCTAGTGAAGTTTCAATCTGTAATCGGGCTTTGGCTATGCTGGGCGGCAGCACTATTACCTCTCTTACCGATGGATCTACAGAAGCTAACGTGTGCAACGCAGTCTACGCTGATGCGCGTGATGCGGTTCTAAGGGCGTACCCTTGGTCCTGTGCTATTCAACGTGTAAGCCTCGCTCAACTTTCGACTCCTCCCGTGTGGGGATTTGATAAGGCATACAGCCTACCTAATGACCCGTTTTGTTTATCCGTACTTGATTTAAAAGAAGACTCTAAATATCGGGTTGAAGGTCGAACCCTGGTCTGCAATAGCGATACCGCAACCATTAAATATATTTCACAAATTACTGACCCTGGTCAGTTCGACCCAGCACTCGTCTTTGCGATTGCCTGTCGGATTGCAGCAGAGGTCGCATACGCACTGAGCCAAAATAGATCACTAGCCAATGATATGTGGAACCTGGCTAGTCAATCAATTGAAGAAGCGTCTGGTTTTGACGGAGCAGAAGTTGGATCTGAAGACATTGCTGCAACAATATTTGAGGATGTTCGCCAATGAGATTAACCCCAATTACGAATAGCTTTTCGTCAGGGGAGTTATCACCTCGGCTAATGGGCCGCACTGATTCGCCTAAGTATGCCAGTGGCTGTGAGGTCATGGAAAACTTTATTGCCTTACCTCATGGTGGGGCTAAAAGGCGTGGTGGCACTGAATTTATTAATGAAGTAAAGAACTCAGCACATACGACTAGGCTAATACCTTTTGAGTTTAGCGTTGACCAAACATATGTTTTAGAGTTCGGTAATAACTACATCCGATTCTATACTAATGGCGGTCAGATCCAAGCCAACAGTGCTGCTTACGAGATTACTACTGCCTACACTCACAGCCAAGTAAACGATCTACAGTTTGCACAAAATGCTGATGTAATGTGGATTGTTCATCCGTTACATAAACCCAGAAAACTAACAAGACTTGCTCATGCAAGCTGGACAATAGCCGATGAAGAATTTAAGAAAGGCCCTTTTCTTCCTGTTAACCAAGATGAAACACTTACGATCTCTTTTGCCAGCACAACTGCTACGACTCAGAATATCACTGCCAGTGCTTCTCTGTTTAATTCTAGTCATGTTGGCGGTGATTTTTTAATCGATACAATCCCGACAGTAGCTACGGGTGAAGTCGTATGGGTTCGCGTTAATAGTGTTGCCTCTGCGACTGTTGCTAACGTGACCATTAAAGATTTAGGCTATATGCCGCAGGACACTAACCCGACTAACCTATGGCAAGAGCCAGCGTTTACAACGATAAAGGGCTACCCTAGCGGTGTGGTGTTTTATGAGCAACGCTTATGGTATGCAGGGACAGTGTCTAAGCCTCAAACATTCTGGGCTAGTAAAACTGGTGAGTATGAAAACTTTAACCCTGGGGCTACTGCAAATGATGGGCTGAGTTATGCCATCGCTTCAGATCGTGTCAACAATATTAAATGGCTTGCGGCACAACGAGTGCTAATTATTGGCACATCTGGCGGTGAGTTTCGGGTAACGGGCGGTAATGAATCTGCCGTAACTCCAACTAATATCGATGTTCGCAGACAGACTTCATACGGATCTAAGCTAGGCCACCCTGCTTACGTTGGCAGTGATGTGTTCTTTATCCAACGCTCTGGCACACAGGTGCGTAACGTAGCTTACAAATGGGAATCTGACTCATTCCAATCAGATGACATTACCTTTCTAGCTGAACACATTACTGAGGGTGGATTAACAGGTCTAAGCTACAGCCATGTGCCTGATTCAATATTACTAGGTATAAGGGCTGATGGCGTTTTAATCATGCTCACTTATGATCCAAGTCAAGAGGTGGTTGGCTGGCATCGTCACACTACAGATGGTGAATACAAAAGCCTAGCAGTCATATCCGAAGATGGGCCAGATCAATATTGGTTTGTTGTTAAAAGAACGATTGGTGGAGTAGTAAAGCAGTTTGTTGAGCTATACAACCCCGATCACTTCATGGATAGCATGATTACCTACTCAGGCTCTGCTACAGCGTCTGTAAGCGGTCTTGCACACCTAGAGGGTAAAACTGTACAAGTCGTGGCAGATGGTGCTGTACACCCCGATCTAGTCGTTACAAGCGGTGCGCTTACATTAAATTATACGGCCTCAGATATTAAGGTCGGCTTAAAGTATGTATCAAAGCTTACACCTACTCGACCAGGTTTAAATGCTGGATCAGGCACAACGCTTGGCAAGATGAAACGATGGAATGAAATATTCCTACGCCTAGATAAGTCATCAATACCAACAATCAATGGGCAGCGTCCACCTGTGCGATCACCTGGCACAAACTACGGCAATGAACAGCCAACCGCCACTCAAGATATAAAGGTTAACAACTTGGGCTATGACTTAGATGCGAGAATCATAATTGAGCAAGACCTTCCTTTGGCCTGCCACATAATATCGCTATTCGGAACGCTTGGAGTTGGAGATTAATTATGAGTTTTTTATCAGTAGTCGGGACCATCCTTGGCATTGCTTCAACCGCCACTCAGTATAACGCCTCTCAAGATGCCGCAAGACAAATGCGAATTGCTGGTGAGGAGAATGCACAACTTTCTGAGCTAGAAACCAAAGAACGGATCAGGCGATCCAGGTATCAATACGATCAAGAGCAAGGCCAGAGAGTCGTATCTTACGCAAAAGCAGGCGTTGACATTGGAAGTGGATCTAGCATGGCTGTAATGGCTGAAGCAGCTACAGTAGCTGATCGTGAGATGGCTTTTACAGTAGAGCAAGGTAAGCGCACGGCAAAGGCTAGAAGGGCAGGGGCAAGCGCACAGGCAGACTCTATGAGCAGCCAGGGAACAAGTTTATTAATTACTAATGTCGGCAAGATGGGCAATGACAATAATTGGTGGGGTCTAGGTTAATGAGAATACAAGGCATTAGTCAAACAGGTGTACCTGGCGCAGAGCAAATGAGTTTAGGGGCCATTTCTTCTGCTGCTCAAGCTGACATGAGAGTTACTCAGGCACTCACTCAAGTGGTTTCTGACTATCAAATAATGAGCAATAAGGCAGAGGCTGTAGCTGAGTATGGTCAAAAGTATGAGTCAAGCTTGGCGACTTTAGATGCCGCTTATGACGGGATGATTAACTCTCCTCATTTTGATGAAAACAACAACCCTACTTATCGTGACCTAGAGCAACGCTGGAACCAGCAGTCAATGAATCACGTTACCCAAACGCTTAACGGGTTTAACAACAAAAACGCTGCAACTAAATACAAAGAAGATGCTTCTGCTTATTTGCGAAGCAAGTCATCAGACATTCGCGGAATAGTTCGCAAGCGTCAAGTTGATTATTCTAATGGTGTGCTGAATTTGCAGCTTGAAAAGTACAAGATGCAACCTGATGGTGTCAAAAAGATTGGTGAGGCCATTGAGACACAAATGAAATTAGGCACACTAGATTTTGATACTGGAACAAAGCTTTTACAAACATCTTTAGAAGATCATGCCTCAACTCAATTAACTATAAGAATACAGTCTGCTGAAGATGATGGTGACTTAGATCAAATAATGCTGGAGCTATTACAGAATGAAGATCAATTTTTAACGCTATCAGCTATGCAATCTGCTTTTACATCGATTGATCAAAAAGAATCAAGGCTTGATCAAGAAATTGAAGACAAACAAAAGGCTACTTATGAGTCCATGCTTATTCAAGTTGTTTCTGGGGAGCTAACTAGTCAAACAGATATTGACCTAGCTTTAAGATCAACTGACATTAACTCTAGTCAGTTTGATGATTTGTCTCAGCGAATACTTATGGATATGAAAGGCCCAGAAATTGATAACTGGGACGAGTACACCTCTATTTCTATGAACCTAGAAAACTATGATGTTGCTGATATTTTGAGCAATACAATGCTTACCCGTGATTCACGCAAAAAGTTAGTTCTTGAAAAACAAAAGCTAGAAGATGATAAAGATAAAGATGTGGATTGGACTAAAACTCAATCTGGCATAGAGGCAAAGCGCAGAATTAATGAGGCGTGGACTAGTGAAAATGGCATTTTTGGAAGGACTTCTACTGCGGAGGCTGGTGAAGCTTTAACTGAGCTATACGACACTGTTATTAAATTACCGCTAGGTCAGCGAGAGATAAGTGTGGTTGATATTGCTAACAAGATTATTAAAAGACGCAAGGCAGATAAGTTGGATCAAGGTGTCCAAGTTGTAGATAAAGACACAACCTTTGCATCAATAGCGTCTGAATATCCACCAGGCAAAGAACGCACTAAATTACTGAAAAAGCACGGACAAAACATTGGTATGATCGTACCACCACAATTTCACACTCTTCCTCAGAACGATGCTTTGGAACAACTTCAACAAGAATTAGACAATCTTTAAAATTAAAGGGCTATAGAAATGAGTAGTGGATCAGGTTCTTGGGGCAATGAGTTTACAAATCAGTGGATAGAAGATGCTGAAATAACATCAAGTCGTCAGCAGAAAGCCGATGATGATCATCAAACATCACTAATGCTAACTAACCGACTAGCGCGTGAGTATAGGGTGTTTAAAGAAAGTGAAGCTCACCTTGATCCATCAAACATAGAAGCCAGTAAAGTTCTTTATGAAATGAACCAGGGTAAGCCTTGGGATGGTGATGACAAGGGTATTGTAGATTATGGCATTGCAGAAATGGGTCGCTTTAATCATTCGTTTTATCAATCGGACACCCCATCTTGGTGGTCTGACGTTATTCCACCATTAAACCACGAAGCCTACATGGACAATCAAGACAACAAAGGCATGGTCGCTTATTTTGAAAAAATGGCATCAGAAGACACTACTAACATTCAAAAGCTATCCTTCTTGCACATGATGGAACAGTACACTGCGATGGATGCTGACAATTGGAATGAAGTAAAACGATGGGCTGGAGCAGCAGTATCTGATTCCGCTAACCTCCTTGGCGTTGGTCCATTAGCAGCGGCTGGTTTTAAATGGGGAGGTAAAAAGATTGGTAAAAATGCTTTTATAGAGAAGATAAAGGACAGTTTAAAAATGTCTACTGTTGCTGCTGTTGATGGGGCGGCTTTCACTGGCATATACAGTGGCCTTAACCAAGAGGTAACAAGGGCTGCGATGGATAATCAATACCTTGATCCAAGCAGTATTCCAGAGCATGACTATGTTCAAGATGCCGTAATGGCTGGAATTGGAGCAACGGCTGCTGTTGGCTTGGTGAACGCCCCTGCTATGGCTAAAAAGATATGGGATGGCACAGGATATATTGTAGATAAGACTTATAAGCCTGGTCAACTTAACTCTGGCTTTGGACCTACTGATGGCCCAGATATGACTCCTAGCCCTGATGCACCTATCACGCCAGAAATAGAGGCTCTTCCTGCGCCTATTGTTGAAATAACTCCAGAAAACATTAGCGTTATTAATAAGACTTCAAAGGTATCTAAAGTTGACCCTGTTGCTGCTCAACAAGCAGCACAGAAAGTATTTGATCGCCATGCTGGACCTGAGTGGACTTCTATTGAAGTGGATAAAGTAACTGCAAGTAAAAAGGCAAATACTCTTGGTCAACCTGTTGTTCAGTTTAAAAAGATTCCATATGGGTTTGATAAACTTCCAGAGGGGGTCACGAAGCCAGAACAAATTACTAATATGTCTACCAAAATGGTAACTGAAATAGAGCAGTTAGCCGCAAGGGCAAAAGGTGGTGACAAAGCTGCGCTTGATGTTATTAATCAAGCAACCTGGTATCAATCTATGCGCGTATCTTTGCGTGAAGAGTTTGGTGGAATGGGTGATTTGTTTGCCGATTTACTTGGCGCAACATCTGCTAATACTGATGTGCGATCTAATTGGAATTTATCCATTGAGGCAATACGCAGATTTAGTAATGGTGATTTTGATGCTGAGATTAAAGCCTTTACAGATCGGAAAAATTCTGGCGAAAAAGTGGACTCTAACACCTTAACCGCTCTAAGAAAGACTGACGACTTCCCATTGATTACCCAAGCATCTGGTGCTTTGTTTGGGATGAATTCTGTTCCAGCAACAAATGCTCTACTTGGATTCTTCCGAGACATTAAAGCTGGCAAAGCCCCTAAAACGATTAACTTTACAGGCAACCTAATTGGTTATAGTGATGATGCAACTATTGATGTATGGGCAGCGCGTTATCTACGCTATTTAACAGGTCAGTCTTACATTCCACCAGTTGCCGAGCAAGGCGTTAAAGGTAACCATCTAACTAAATCAACACTACAAGATCCAGTCATTAGTGGAGAATTTGGGTTTGGTCAAAATGTATTTAATGACGCAACCAAAGCCGTTAACAAGAGTGGTGTTTTGCAAGGTTATGGTCAAGTATTAGGAGATTTAATTGATGCGGATCTTCAAGCCATAGTCTGGTTTATGGAAAAGGAGAAGTGGACAAACAATGGGTGGACCACTAAAGCTGGTGAAGGTGGCGACATGGACTTTGAAGCGTCATTAGCTGGCAACCCTAACCGAGATAGAATTGTTGAGTTAAGAAAGACTATTGATACAAAAGTTTCAACGCCAGAGGCTAAAGCAGCAGCACAAGCCGAGTTAGACACTATGGGCCAACGCCTTAATCGAACTGTATTAGGTGTCTCAGGAGAGCGTCCTGGAGCGCAGCCATCAAACGACTTACAGGCTGACATAGCTCAAACACTGCATGATTCTATAAAAGATGACCCATCGATGATCGCGTCTAAAATATCCAACAGTTATGGGCGATTTATGAAAGCAGATGAACGCGCTTTAGATGCAGAGTTTGTAACTAGAAGTGATTTTGATCCATTACCATTGACTCGCGCTCTTGTTGAGTCTGGCAAGAAATATGACCAGGATGCCGTGTTTAAGTCGAAGGTCGTTAAGCATGACGCGCCTAACGCCAGACCTGGCTTAGAGGTTTACTTTAGAAATTCACAAGGTTCTGACAAAGTTCGTGAATTAACTGATCGTTTAAATAAAATGGGCGTTGATGGATTTACTTTTGTTACTGATGCCAGGCAAGCAGATCGCACTTTATCTAATAGTGGCGATGGATTTACTGAAGCGTCTATGGTTGGAGTGCGTTTACAGTACATTCCAGAGTTTGAAATAGGGGCGCAAGAATGGAAAGTATCAACGCCTAAACAAAAGCAAAAGCTGATCGATGAGAGAGAGAATATGTTTCAAGATATTGCTGAAGAATTACTAGCAGATGAAAATCTTTCTTCTGCAAATGTGGTACACTATGACACTGAAGTTTTTTTCAGAGGAGATTACGATGAGTTCCTTGCAAGACCAACTAAAAAGGTGTCTCGACAGGCACGGACCAGAGAGCAGAATGGCTCAACAAATACGCAACCAAATAGCAGCGGAAAAGACGGGCAAGTCAGCCCAGGATCTGTACCTAACGGGAAGCGTGGAACGCCTAAAAAAAGAACAGTAGTTAAAGGGGGTGCGCTATGAGCGGCTCTCTAGCAGCATCACTTGCAAGAATACTTAGGTCTAAAGTTGCTCCAGAGATTGTAACAGAAGTACCTTCCATAATACCTCGCAACAACCCTGGCCCATTCAAGGCAGCACCATCTGCTCCACAAGAGGCAATGCCAGAAGCACCATCTAGCACCAAAATAGAAGTAGATGGGGTTGTATCTGAGATCATCCCAGAAGCAATGCCAGGTCAAATTGTTGATGACATAGTTCCTAATCAAGCACAGCCAGAGATAAATGTAGAAATAAACCCTCCAGGCAATGCCGCATCGCCACCTCCAGGCACTGTAGTCAATCAAAGCACTCCTGACATAGATCAAGTTCAAGCTGATATGCTTGATGAGGCTGTTAGTCGTGCTGACGAAGCTAATGACTTCATGGCTACATCAATTGATGACTACGATACAACTCAGAATTGGATGCCAAATTTTGATCATGTAGACAGTAACGAAAAGTCTCAGTCTCTTGTGGCTGGTTTAGCGGATCGATTTGTTGATGAAATTGATGAGTCTAGGCGTGGCATTATTCGTGATGAGCAGCTTTACGAGATGGCTAAAGAGCTAGGTGAAACACCTGAGTTCTTAGAAAAGATATTGCTCCGACAAACAGGTGAACCAGCAAACGCTGAAACAATAATGGCATCGCGTCATGTTTTGCATGGTTCAGCCCGAATGCTTAAAGAAATGGCTTTAAAAGTGTTGGATGGCTCTGCTGATGACAATATGAAATTGCAGTTTCATAGACAGTGGGATTTTCATAATCACTTTATGTCTCAGTATATGGGGGCTAGGGCTGAGATTGGACGGGCCATGCGGAGTTATGGAATGCCATTAGGAAGTGAACCAGCCCAAAGTGCCCGAATGACTGAGATTATGGATACCCAAGCAGGGCGTTTTGACATCCATCAGGTTGCTTTGCAAATGTCTAAGATGGATACTTTTGAGGGTATTAATACTGTAGTTAAAGGACAAAAAGGCGGTATGTCTAAAACTGGCAGTGTTGTGGTTGAATGGTTTACGGCTGGCATACTATCAGGTGTAAAAACTCACATTGTTAATACTTCTGGAAACGCTTTAATGACAGTGCTAGGCCCAATAGAAACGGCTTTAGCTGCAAGAATGGGATGGGGTATAAATAGTCCTGATAAGATTAAAAAGGGTGAAGCATTAGCCCAGACGTTTGGCCTGCTAAATGGATTTCGTCAAGCATTACACGTTATGTATAAAGTGGCTAAAACAGGTGAGCCTTATGGTGGCATATCTAAATTTGAACAAGCTCACCCTAAAGCAATCTCTAGTGCTAATTTAGGTGGTGGCCCATACGGGTTTATGATTGACGCTTTAGGAGCGACTGTTCGCGCCCCTCTAGAGCGAGTGATGGGTCCCATAGATGGTTTCTTTAGGTCAGTGAATGAACGCGCCAAAGTCTCACAATTAGCTTATAGAGAAGCTAACCAAATAAAAGATTTACAAGGCTTAGATGATTTAGAGTATTTAGCCACCCTTGATGACCTTCTTACTAATGTGCCACAACATATACAAGAAGCTGGCGTTGACTACTCTTTGTACAATATGGCGGCAACTCCACTAGGCAAGCTAGGACAAGATTTTCAATCTCTTTTGAATAAGACCGCTCCTGGTAAAATTATTATGCCGTTTATACGGACCCCAACTAACCTTTTAAAAATGGGTTTTGTTGAGCGGACCCCTCTAGGATTTTTATCTAAAAAGCTAAGAGAAGACCTAATGGCAGGAAATGAACGCGCTCAAATGGCTAGGGCTAGAATGACTTTTGGAAGCATGATGGCAGCTACTATTGCTGTTTATGCTGTCAATGGAATGATCACTGGATCTGGTCCTAGTGACTATAAAGCCAGAAATTTAAAAAGGGCTACAGGATGGCAACCAAGGTCATTTGTTATAACCGATGAATTTGGTAAGAAAAAATATATATCTTATGACCGAGCCGAACCTTTGTCCTACATCGTAGGAACTGTGGCAGACCTGGTTGAGCTTAATGAGGCAAATAAATATAACGCTTATGAGGACCAAGACTTGGGTCAAGCTATTAACGCTGTTTCTCTTGTTCTCGCAGAAAATACTATCAATAAAACATTTATGACAAATCAAAGAGACATGATGCTCGCAATTGCGCCAGGAACGCAGCAAGAGTCTAGAATGAATAATTTTTTGGGTAATATGGCTAACGCTATGGTTGGGAGTTCTGGATTAAGACGGGATATTAGAAAGTTTCAAGATCCATACATGAGGCAGACTCAAACCATTATGCAAAAGATAAAAAATGGAACTCCATTCTATTCTGAAACCCTGCCAAAAACTTTAGATGTTATGGGGGAACCTATTACCTATGAGCAGATCCTAAACCCCTGGCCCGTTAAAAATGAAACTGATGACTTAGTTCTTTTGCACATTGTTGATTTGTTAGATAGCACGGGCGAAACCCCACTTAGAATGCCCAAGAAAAGCATTAAAAATATTAAATTATCTGTTTATGAATACCATGATGTAACCGAACTAAGCAGGCAAATTCTTACGGACCCAGTCACGGGATTGAACTTTAGGATGACTTTATTGAACGTAATTAGGTCACCAGACTATCAAGCAGCGGCAACAGATTTTTTGAGGGTAGAGGCAATTCAAAAAGTAGCTAGGGCTTTTGATGCCTTTGCTAGGAATTATATGCTAATGCCAGAAAACAGTGAGTATGCTGAATTACAGGAAAGGGTCCAAGAAAGGATAATTGGAAAAGCAGAGCAAAAATACGGAGCAGAAGAAGTAGAAAAGGCTTTAAAAGAGCAGGTCGGTTTCTAATAACCGCGCAATCAACAGTTACTGTAGTCAATAAATCTACAGGAGATCATCAGTGACTGTATCTAGCACAACGAACAAACACAGCTATAACGGCAATGGCTCACAAACTGCTTTCGCTTATACGTTTAAGATATTTGTCGCAGCCGACATTAAAGTCTACTTGGATGGTGTTTTAAAGACGATCAACACGCACTACACGCTGTCAAATGTAGGTGTAACTGGTGGCGGCAATGTTACGTTTACTTCTGGTAGCGTCCCTGTTGCTGCTACTGGTAATGTCATTTTATTGCGAAGCCTGGCGTTAACCCAAGGCGTTGATCTTATAAACTATGGCGCGTTTGACGCAAACATTATTGAGTCTGCTTACGACAAGCTGACCATGATGGTGCAGCAGCTTCAAGAAGAAGTTAGTCGCTCTATTCGATTCTCTGCAACTGTCTACGATGGTGGCACTCAAGAAGTATCTGACACTGTCGCTAACCGCGCTGGCAAGGTTTTAGCGTATGATGCTTCTGGCAACATATCAATTGCAGCAGAGCTAGGCGATTGGAAGGGTAACTGGGCCACAAACACCGCATTTGAATTGCGTGACCTAGTTTTAGATTCTGCCACTAATAATGTTTATATCTGTGTCTTAGCGCATACCTCTGGGACACTATCAAGTGATGTGTCAGCAAGCAAATGGTCGCTGGTTATCAATGCCTCTGCCGTTGCTGCAAGTGCCACCACAGCCACTACAAAGGCTAGTGAAGCCGCAGCAAGTGCAACTACCGCAACTAACCAGGCATCTACCGCAACTACCAAGGCGAGTGAAGCTGCAACATCAGCATCTACCGCTACAACTCAAGCAAATACCGCTACAACTCAAGCCAGCACAGCAACTACTAAGGCGAGTGAAGCATCTACGTCTGCAAGTAATGCCGCTACATCTGCATCAACCGCTAGCACACAAGCTACCAATTCAGCTAACTCAGCTACGGCCTCTGCTAACTCAGCGTCAAGCATAACGTCAGCCGCAAACACAGCCACCACAAAGGCAAGTGAAGCGTCTACCTCTGCAAGCACCGCAACTACAAAAGCAAGTGAAGCTTCAACTAGCGCCTCTACAGCCTCCACTCACGCTTCCACAGCAACTACTCAAGCGTCCACAGCGACAACCAAGGCGTCTGAGGCGTCTACAAGCGCAACTAATGCCGCTGCGTCATACGACTCATTTGACGACAGATATTTGGGCGCGAAGGGTTCAGCACCTACAACTGATAACGACTCAAATGCGTTAATAGTTGGAGCGTTATATTTCAACACCAGTTCTCAGGTGATGAGTGTTTGGAATGGCAGTGCTTGGGCAGTAATTGCACCCTCTGCCGCAAATCAGGCTAACGTGGATATTGTTGCTGGCAACATTGTTTACTCAGAAGATTTAGGTTCAATCACAGCCGCAGTTACTACAGCAACGGGTAGCTCAATCAATGTTGTTGGTGGGGCAATCGCAAACGTCAATACTGTCGCAGGAGCTATAGCTAATGTAAATACTGTTGGCGCAGGAATAGCAAACGTCAACACTGTCGGCTCTGGTATCGCAAACGTCAACACTGTTGCTGGCTCAATCGCTGATGTTAACCGCTATGCCAACGAATACAAAATCGCTTCTTCTGCCCCTGCTGGGCCAAGTCAAGGTGATCTATGGCTAGACACTGCTGCAAGTGTTTTGAAGTATTACACAGGCAGTGCATGGTCTGGAATTATTTCAGGAATAACCAGTGTGGCTGCTGATTCATCCCCACAATTGGGTGGAGCATTAGATGGGCAGAATAACAATATGACTAATATCGGAACTGTAAGTGGTTCTAATCTACAGATGGACTTTGGAGGTCTTTCATGAGCAAATTATTACAGTTACGCGGTGGCACGACTTCCGAACATGGCTCGTTTACAGGGGCAGTAAGAGAAACCACAGTTGACACAACCAAAGATACCTTAGTTGTTCACGATGGTTCTACTGCTGGCGGTTTTGCTTTAGCGCGTGAATCGGCTTTAACTACCACTACTGCAACGGCTGCGGCTGCTTTACCAAAGGCAGGAGGCACAGTCACAGGCTTGATCAATCACTCTGACCAGATCGTCCAACGTCCCGTCTTAAAGGACTATGGTGAAGTTAAGATAGCAATGTCGGCACACGATGTTGACCTAGAGCTTGGTAACGTATTCACATACACCCTCTCAGGTGGACAGACAGTAACATTCAGTAACCCCCCTGCGTCTGGTACTGCTGGCTCATTCACTATGATCGTTACTAATGGCGGCAGTGCTACGCTCACATGGCCTACAAGTGTGGATTGGCCAGCCGCTACTGCGCCCACATTAACTGCTTCTGGGGTAGATGTTTTATTCTTTACGACCTGTGATGGTGGAACTATTTGGTACGGAACTGCTGTACTGGCTATGGGGTAACTTATGACTATTGAAAGAAAAGTAGGCATGGGGATTGCTGGTCAGCCTAGTGGTGGTGCGACTGATGTGGCAGATGTGTTTTCAACCACCCTGTATACTGGCAATGCTAACACTAACCGCATAGTTACAGGTATTAACCTAGTAGATAACGATGGTTTAATCTGGATTAAAAACAGGACTTCTACGACAAATTCTGACCATCTTCTTATGGATACTGTACAAACCCCTATAAGCGGCTCATTAGCTACACTAAAGTCAAATGCAACAACAGCAGCAGCATATTATGATGGTTCAATAGGTGTGCATATTGAAGATGGTACGTTTGGTATTCAGACAGACGGTTTTCAACATGGGTCAACAAACTGGTTAAATACCAATAATATTGATTACGCTTCATGGACATTCCGTAAGAAGGAAAAGTTCTTTGATATTGTAACTTGGACAGGAAATGGAGTTGCTGGTCGTGAGATAGCACATGGGCTTGGTGGGGCAGTGGGCATGATAGTTGTTAAGCGAACAAGCGGCACTACAGGCTGGTCGACTTGGCACAGGAGTGCTAATAGTGGAAATGCCTATCTGGAACTGAATGAGACTGATGCACAAAATACGAATGGAAAGTATTACTGGGGTAACAACACAAACTATATTGCTCCAACGTCTACAGAATTTACTGTTGCTACAGATAGTGCACTTAACGCCAATGGACAAACATACGTAGCCTATTTATTCGCTGACAACTCGTCAGAAGATGCCGATGATCAGATGATTAAGTGTGGGAGCATAGCTATAACAAGCGGCACGCAAGGAGTGAATACAGTTAATTTAGGATGGGAGCCTCAGTTTGTTTTAATTAAAAGGTCAACTTATTCCGAAGATTGGATTATAGTAGATTCTATGCGAGGATTAGCTTCCCCGCCAGCAACAGGTTCCAACTCTCAAGCATTGCACCCTAATCTTAGTTCAGCTGAAAACGCCTCTTCTCAAGGTATAGGCGCATCTGCCTTATACACTATAACACCTACAGGATTTACGATAGGCAATGATCTTGTAAACACAGGCCACACTTACATCTACATGGCAATTCGTGCGCCTATGATGGTCGAGCCAGAAGCAGCTACTGATGTGTTTGAAGTCGATCAGGCTCCCAACTCAAATAACCCCAGATATGTAGCACCCTTTCCTATTGACATGGGAATGGCAAGAAGGCTTACGGGTGATGCTGGTTTAACTATCTCAAGTAGGAAAACAATGGGCCAATACATTAGAATTGATAATAGTGCGTCAGAGGTCGCAGACTCGCGTGTAAAGATGGACTTTAGCAACGGATGGGATACGGACGGAGATACATCTACTGCTTACTACTCATGGATGTGGAAACGAGCAAAAGGCTTCTTCGATGTGGTTGCTTATACGGGTACTGGTTCTAACATGACTGTGCCGCATTCTCTTGGTGCTGTTCCAGAAATGATATGGGTTAAAAGGAGAAATGGCTCAAACGGCTGGTTTGTGTACACAGCAGAGGGGGCTGGTTCTTCATATTTACATTTACAAGATAATTATAACTATTCTACAAACGCCACTGGATTTAATAATACCGCAGCTACTTCCAGTGTGTTTTCAGTAGGGACTAATCACTCAACAAATCGAGTTTCTGGCTTATATATAGCATACCTCTTCGCCACACTAGATGGGGTTTCTAAGTGCGGCACATACACTGGCAACGGATCAAGCCAAACTATTAATTGTGGATTCTCAGCAGGAGCTAGGTTTGTACTTATTAAACGTGCCAATTTAGCGGTAAGTGGAAATGAAGGTGATTGGTTTATGTGGGACTCATTAAACGGCATTGTAGCAGGAAATGATCCACACTTATCCATAAACACTGGAACAGCACAAGTAACCAGTGACGACTCAGTAGACCCTGCAAACGCTGGATTTATTGTCAATCAAGTTGCTGCAACTAACATAAATGTGTCTAGCAGCACTTACATCTTTTACGCAATCGCATAACCATAGGACAATCAACTATGAATTACAGAAATAAAACCAGTGGTGTCGTTAGCACTCAAGGCGAGATTCGCCGAGCTAATAGCAATACATCATTCCCAAGAGTATGGGACGCAGACGTTTGCACACACTTAAACATAGACCCTGTACTCGCAGCACCACAGCCTAGCCACACAGCATTGCAGCAGGTTAACTCTGTTGCCCCAGTGCAGGACTCACTTAACAACTGGGTTGAAGGTTGGGAGGTTGTAGACAAGTTTAGTGACACCACAGACTCAGATGGTGTAGTCACAAGCAAAGCCGACCATGAAGCAGCATTCACAGCGAGTGAGTTAGCTAAAGTGGCAGCAGCAGCGCGTGTTACCCGTGACTCTTTACTCGCAGCTACGGACTTCTACGCTCTAAGTGATGTGGTTATGAGTGAAGCAATGACTACTTATCGTTCTGACTTGAGGGATATAAGTGACCAAGAGAATTTTCCGTCTGCTGTTAACTGGCCCACTGCCCCATAGATGTGGAGCAGCCCGTTAGAGCTTTATCCAGTTCATATAACGCTTTTACCGCCAGTGGGCATGGCTTATGTAATTGAGCCGCAAGTAATACGAGAGCAGGATTATATGATTGTGCAACCGATAAGCAAGCCATACGCAATGACTGCGTACAGCACTCTACACTGGGTGGCTTAATGCTTGCAGAACTTGCTATAGCCAATGCTGCATTTTCCGTTATAAAACAAACACTTAGCAACGGTAAGGAAATTGCTGACGCTGGATCGGCTCTTACTAAATACTTTGGCGCAAGCCAAGCTATCGAACAAAAGGCAAAGCTAGGAACTGGTGACGTACTAGCTGCCTACCAAGCAAAACAGGCTATAGAACGACAGGAAAAAGAGCTTGAGTTTATGCTAAACAAGCAGTCGCTTTTAGGTTATTACTCATATTGCAAATTCCGCGATGAATTTCACAGGAAACAAAAAGCTGAATCTAAAAGACGCAAAGTTAGGCAAGCTAAAATTAACTCAAATATTAATGATGGGTTAATCGCCATGGGTATTGTAATTATTATATTAGCTGCCGCTTTTGGCGTAGCATATTATTTAGGGACGTATTGATGAAAGACATTGAATTAAGCGAAGCACAACTAGATAAAATTGCTGAACTGGCTAGTAAAAAATCTATGGCTGCATTTCATCAAGCGGTAGGTCGTTCAGTCATTAAGAAGGGTGCGTGGTTAGCTGCTGCTGTAGCTGCTGCAATTCTAGTTTTTCTCCAGGAGGGCATTCCAAAGTGACTTATCAATTATCGGATAACAGTAAAAAGAATAGATCCTCAGTTAATCCTAAATTAATTGAAATATCTAATTTAGCTTTGACCATAAGCACTGTGGATTTTGGTCATGGGCCATTATCTGGATCAAGAACAGCATCAGAACAAAAGGCACTGTTTGATTCTAAATTGAGTATGGCAGACGGAATTAAGCACCGCTCCATGCATCAGGAAGGTAATGCTTTGGATTTCTACGCATTTAAAGATGGCAAGGCTTCATGGAAAGAAGAAGATTTAGCCGTAGTTGCAGCCGCGTTTTTGACGGCCTCAATCCAACTAGGCCCAGGGTATGAAATTAGATGGGGAGGCTTATTCAAGTCTTTTAAAGATATGCCTCATGTAGAGTTGGTGGAATAACATGGGCGTTCTAAGCACGATCTTTGGAAGCGGTGACGTAATTACAAAAGGGATGGATCTAATCGATTCGTTCCATACATCTGACACTGAGATGATCGAAGCCCGAACTGCTGCCAAAACACAGTTAATGCAAAGTTACGCGCCATTTAAGATAGCACAAAGAATCCTAGCCACCCTATTTGCTGTGACTTACATCTCAACCTATGTCCTCGTAATTATTATGACATTCCAAGGGCAGAATGTTGATGCCGTAAAAGACATTTTAGGTGAGTTTCAAATTGACTATATCATGTTGTCAATAGTGCTATTTTACTTTGGAGGCGGTTTAGCCGAAAGCGTAATGAAGAAAAAGTAATATTCCCCACGCTAGTTCTCCCTAGCCTTGACCAGTTGATCGCTGGTCTTTTTTATGGGTGGTCCTAAGTCACTCAGATTAACTCAGTTAAGACCAACCTTTAGAGCAGTGTTTAGTATTGATAAGTGTTGGTCAAAACGTGTGTTAAGTTGTTGATTCTATTGGGTTGGATTGATTAGTATTTTGGTAACGAAAAAACACTACATTACAGCAACCACGGGGGTTTTCGCTTGATTGGGTTCATTCCTGGGGGGCAGGGGGTCGCAGGTTCAAATCCTGCCGTCCCGACCAATTAAACCCTTATGGGGTGGGGCTTTCAGAGCTTTTCCAAATATCTAAAAAACAGAGTTGGTCAAAAGTTGGTCAAAAGTTGGTCAAACCTACCGCTTTAAATCGGCTTTTAAGTCCAGTTTAGGCACTGCCAGCTTCCACTCAATATCGTCAGGATCTTCTTCATAAAAGTTGGTCATTTCTTTACTAGTGTGTCCAGCCATTATTGTTGCTGA